GAGTATGGTGGCAAAGAGAACTATGAGAAGATGGTATATTGGGCTGCTGAAAATATGAACAAGGAAGAAGCTGCTGCGTTTGACAAAGCAGTAAAATCTCCTGATGTAAGTTTTGTAAGACTTGCAGTTGATGGACTCCAAGCACGATACATGGCAGCAACAGATCAAGAGCCAAGATTGATAGGTGGTAGGTCGTCAAGAGGATCAAGCAATGATGTCTTTGAATCAAATGCACAGTTAGTAGAAGCTATGAATGACCCTCGTTACTCAAGAGATTCAGCATATAGAAAGAAGGTTGCAGATAAATTGGGTCGATCTAACATACTTTAAACGCTATAGTTAGATCAACCTAGACCTTCTAACAGAAGCAAAGCCCTTTGCGAAGGACACCTTATGCAGAAGTAATGGTCTGGATAATCATTAATTCTAGGTAACTAACCAATGGCTAACTTTACGCCTTCACGCCTGGGTCTTGTTAACAATACAGGAACAGGTGTAAAAGATTTATTTCTTAAAACCTTTGCAGGAGAGGTATTATCTGCCTTCCGTAAAGCAACTATCTTTGAGGACTTGCATACAACTAGAACTATAAGCTCTGGTAAATCAGCACAGTTCCCAATAGTCGGACTCTCAAGCACCAGCTATCATAGCCCTGGCACACAGCTGACAGGTAACGCTATTAAGCACGCAGAGGCTGTCATAAATATTGACGACAAACTTGTAAGTAATGTATTTATTGCTGACGTTGACGAGGCTATGAATCACTACGATGTAAGGTCGCAGTATTCTGTTCAGATGGGAAATGCTTTAGCATATACTTTCGATCAGAACGTAGCAGCTATGATTGGCCAGGCTGCAAGAACATCGACTAACCCTAATACTGATCTTCCAGGTGGTACAAGAGTCAAGATTCTTAAATCAGGAACAGCTAACACAGCTGCTGCGGTTGCTGCTGTTACAGGTACAGATTTAGCGACTGCTTTATTCTCAGCTGCTGAACAAATGGATATTAATAACCTTCCAGAAGAGGATCGTTACTGCGCTATTGACCCAACTAACTACTACAAGTTAGTACAGAATACAACTGTTATTAACAGAGACTTCGGTGGTCGTGGTGCATACGCAGAAGGAGAAGTTCTTAAAGTAGCAGGAATCCACATTGTGAAATCTAACCATTTACCTAAGACAAACAGATCAGCGGTAACTGGAGAGAACAACACATACCACGCTAACTTTACTGACAACATTGGTCTTGTGTTTAACAAGCAAGCTGTTGGAACAGTTAAGCTAATGGATCTTAAGATGGAGCAGACAGGAGCAGACATCCACGCTCTCTATCAAGGTACATTTATGGTTGGTAGCATGATGCACGGAAGCGGAGTCTTACGCCCAGACTGCGCAATTGAACTCTATGCATCTAACTCATAAGCCGTTAATATAAGGGGGTAACACAACCCCCTTTATTCTTATGCCATACGGAAAAGGAACATACGGCTCTAAGGTAGGCAGACCTCCTAAAAAGAAAAAGAAAAAGAAAAAGTAAATGGCTACTAAGAAAAATGTACGCCTCAAAATGGGCAAGCATAAGAGTAGGTCAGGCGGCTTAACAGCTGCTGGTAGAAGAAAGATAAATAAAGCAACAGGTTCTAATCTGAAAGCACCTCAACCTGGAGGCGGTAAAAGAAAGAAATCTTTTTGCGCCAGAATGGAAGGGATGAAGAAGAAAAGAACATCTAGCAAAACTGCTAGGAATCCTAAAAGCAGGATCAACAAAGCCCTTCGTAAATGGAAGTGTTAACTATGGCAAAAAAGAAAGGACTCTACGCAAACATACACGCAAAGCGTAAGAGAATAAAAGCTGGTAGTGGAGAGAAGATGCGTAAGCCTGGAGCTAAAGGCGCACCTACTGCTGCTAACTTTAAGCGTGCAGCAAAGACCGCTAAGAAAAGGAAGAAGAAGTAATGGCAGCACGAACTAGCTTTCTTGATGCAGTAAACAGAGTTCTGCAAATGCTTGGAGAAGCACCTGTTAATAGTTTGCAAGGTCAGTTTGGTCTAGCAAAGCAAGCAGAAGGAGCATTAAATGATGTAAGTAGAACAATACAGACAGAAGGTTGGTCGTTCAATACAGACTTAGAGAAAACTTTGGAACGGAACTCGTCTAACGAGATAGAGTTATCGAGTAATGTAAGTCGAGTTGTAGTTGATAATTTGGAATACCCAGACATAGATGTAGTGCAACGAGGAGACAAGTTATACGACAGAAGAAATAATAGATATACATTTGATGCTGATTTAATAGTTGATATGACAACCATTCTTGAGTGGGATTTACTTCCCGAACACGCAAGGCAATATATAACTATTAAAGCAGGAAGGCAATTACAGGAAGCGATTATTGGTTCTGCCGATTTAACTAAGTTAAACCTGACACAGGAAGTAGAGGCTCGTAGTGCTTTTCTAGAGGAAGAAACAAGTAAGACAGAACATAGTATGTTGCGTGGACATCTTAATAGAACTAGCCCTGTCAATACTTACATACCTTCTCGCACACTTGAGCGTTAACTATGCCACTAATCAGTAGCTCTATTCCTAACCTTATTAACGGAGTAAGTCAGCAACCAGCAGCGTTACGCCTGGCATCACAGGCAGAAGAAGTAATTAACTGTATGCCTAGCCCTGTTGAAGGATTAAAAAAAAGGCCACCCATGCAACATATAAAGAAGTTGTTTGCAGGGTCAGCTGGAACTGGTAGGCCATTTACACACATTGTTGATAGAGATGGTGTAATAAGATATTTAATTTTTATACAAGATAACGCTATAAAAGTATTTGACTTAGACGGCAATGCACAAACAGTATCTACACCTAACGGCACTAGCTACTTAAATATTACAGGAGAACCTAGCTCTACATTTAGGGTTGCTTCTATTGCTGACTTTACATTCATAGTAAACAGAGAGAAAACAGTTGCTATGGATACTACAAACAAGTCATACAACTGGGGTACAAAGTCAATGGTATTTGTAAAATCTGCTGACTTTTCTACTACATACAGAGTTAAATTAAATGGCACAGAAAAGAGTGTGACTACTGGTAACTCTCAAGGCTCTGCTCCTGATACTGTAACGATTGCTAGTGACCTGGCTACACAGCTAAATACTATATCTGGTTTTACTGTAACCAGTACCGACTACATAATTAGAATTACTAAGGATGATGGTGGAGATTACACGCTAGAAAGCAGCGACACAAAAACAGCAAATGCAACGTCAGCTATTAAGGGAACAGTAGACAGTATTACTGATCTGCCCACGATTGCAGAGCATAACTTTACAGTAAGAATACAAGGCTCTGCTACTACTGCTTTTGATGATTACTTTGTTAAGTTTGAAGCTACAGCTGGCAGCGGTTTTGGTCCAGGTGTATGGAGAGAAACTGTTGCACCAAACATTGACCACTTACTAGATAAGTCAACAATGCCACATACCTTAGTAAGAAATGCTAATGGTACTTTTACTTTTGCGCAGTTTAACTATACAGGCCGTGTAGCTGGAGACACTACAACTGCACCTAACCCTACTTTTGTAGGTAGCAAAATAAAAAACATTAACTTGTTTAGAAACAGACTTGTATTCCTAGCGGATGAAAATGTTATCTTATCTGCTGCTGATTCGTTTGAAAGATTTTTTCCAGAAACAGTACAAACATTATTAGATTCTGACCCTATAGATATTAGCTCTGGCGGTACATCAGTTAACTTTTTAAACAGCAGCCTGGCTTTTGCAAATACATTATTACTGTTCAGTTTGCATGGACAGTTTAGATTAGATACTGGCTCAACATCTGTAGGTACATCGCTTACTCCAAAGACAGCAACCATAACTGCTATAACTACATTTGATATTGTCGACAGTATTGACCCTATAGGCGTTGGTCGAACTGTTTATTTTGGCATACCAAAGGGAGATTTTAATGGCTTGCGAGAATACTTCCTGCCTGATGCTAGTGGACCAATACCTTTATCAGAAGAGGTAACATCTTCAGTACCTAGATTCGTACCAAGCAATTTAATTAGTATGTCTCCTTCCGTATCAGAAGAAGTAATAACAATGATTAGCAAAGACCAGCCACGCAGGGTTTATATCTATAAGTTTTTCTTTGATGATGACCAGAAGCTACAGTCATCCTGGTCGTATTGGGAGGTAGCTGCTAATAAAACATTATTAGGTGGTAATGTTTTAGATAGCGACTTATACACTTGTGTCGAATACTCAGATGGTGTGTACCTAGAAAAGACACAGCTAAGACCTGAGACTGTAGATAGTGGTACAGAGTTTGAGATATTGCTAGATAGAAAAACTACAGAGGCTGCTTGCTCTACATCTCTTATAAACTCAGGAGCATTAGGAGTACAGACTGTAATTACATTGCCGTATCCTATGGCTGGTACAGGAACAATGGCAGTAGTAGGTAGGTTCGCTTCAAACAATACTATTGCGCACGGACAAGTTATAAAAGCTACAGCCGAAACTCTTACAGGTGGAGCTAGTGGCAATGGAACTATGACTGTACCTGGAGACTTAAGTAGTGCAAAGTTTTTTGTAGGAGAAATATATAATATGACTTATGAATTTTCTACTCCATATCTAAAAGAGACACCTCCTGGAGGAGGTCTAGCTGTACTAGCCAACCCAAGGCTACAGCTACGAACTTGGAGTATCGTGTTTGATGAAACATCTAACTTCTCTATGAAGATTACACCAGGACAAAGAGATGAATTAACTTAT